AAAATGAACAGTTGAACAAAATGGAAATTTCTTCCGTTGTTGGAGACAAAAATGTGGCAGGTGTTTTCGTCAATTGGGACCAAGATGAGGACGGAAACTATGATCCTGATATGAATATTGCCATGACTGGCGACTTTATCATTCGGATTGCACAAGGCGTAACGGTTCAGCGCGGCGACCTTCTGATGAGCGCGGGCGACGGTACGGCGATGCCACAGGACGATGACCTTATCCGATCTTGCACAATTGCAAAAGTGACCTCAACTCATGTGACTGCTAAATATGAGGACGGATCATATTGTGTGCCTTGTGTTTTGATGGCATGCTGATAATAGGAGAAAGTAATGGCTCAACCAACAACACGAGCGGAATTTAAAGCATATTGCCTGAGAAAATTGGGCAGTGATGTCCTACAGATTAACGTTTCCGATGCACAAGTCGAGGACCGTATAGATGAAGCACTCAGGTACTATGCGGATTACCACTTCGCAGGCTCGCACCAAATCTACCTTAAGCACCAGTTGACACAAACCGACGTCGATAACGGCTACATCACTGTGCCCGAGGAAGTCATTGGTGGGGTCAATCTATTTGCCTTGAATTCATCCCTGTCCACAGGCACTGGCATGTTCAACGTCCAATACCAATATGTCCTGAACAATATTCAAGACTTGACTGGCGGCAACTTCCGTAATTTCTGGTTTACTATGGAAAATCTCCAGTTCCTGCAAGACCAGTTGGTGGCACAGCCTAGGATTCGGTATAACCGACACATAAACCGACTGTACATTGATATGGAACTGTCGGAGCTGTCTCTTGGTTCCTACATCATCGCCGAGTGTGCCGCAGCAGTTGACCCAGATACCTATCCAGACGTGTGGAAAGACCGCTGGCTGCAAAACTACGCAACTGCCAAGATCAAGTACCAGTGGGGCTCAAATACAACCAAATACATCGGTATGCAGCTACCAGGTGGTATTCAATTCAACGGCGAAATGATCCTTCAGGAAGCTAAAGAGGAAATACGACAAATGGAGGAGGAAATGATTACTTCATACTCCCTACCCGTATTCGATATGATCGGCTGACCAAACGATAATGGCTCCCAATCGGGAGCCATTCCCTTACCAGTTGAGAATGAATTTCTTCGATACGGAATCAAATTCCAGGTGACCGTCATTCATGAGGATTTTCAGAGGAGCTTCATTTGCCACTCGCTCCAAGTATTCTTCGACGGTATACAGTTTGCGCAATGCCGACTTGAACTTTGCGACGGTGACTGGACCACCTTTGTATTTGAAACGGGCGATGAAGTGTTTTTGGCCTTCAACGACATAATGCAGGTAGCCACCGTGAAATTCGAAGTTCTTGGAGTTAAAAGCAGTCATTGGTTGTCTCGCTCTATATCGTTTCGATGAATAATAGGTAGAACTTGGTGCCAGCTACGTCAACACCTAAATGCTAAATAATTCGAAGAAACTTAGGAACATGAAAAATGCCCGTAAATCCATATTTTAATCAGTTCGGATTTTCGTCCGAACAAAACCTGATAGAAGACCTAGTGGTAGAAGCCATCAAAATGTATGGCATCGATTGCTATTATCTTCCTAGAACAGACGGAACCGTTGACGACCTTCTAAACGAGGATGATCAACCTGTCTACAATTCTTACCATACCATTGAATGCTACATCCGTAACATCGATAGCTTTGATGGTGAAGGAGACATCCTATCTAAGTTTGGTCTACAGATTAGGGATTCAATGACTCTTTCTATTTCTTTTCGCTCGTATAACGAGATTATACAGACTCCGACAGGAAGGTCAAGACCTTTTGAAGGTGATTTGATTTATTTTCCGTTGAATCAAAAAATATTCAAGGTCATGCATGTTGAACACGAATCCGCATTTTATCAGTTCGGTTCCTTGCAATTCTATGACCTAAGGGTCGAACTATACGAATATTCTCAGGAAAGGTTTACAACAGGTCTGCCTGAGCTGGACGACAAGTTTGATGGTGACGATTACACGACACCTGAATTCCGTGCTGATCCTGACACCTACGATCCTTTGGCAGATAACATCACCATTGAGACAGAAGCCGACGCAATCCTGGACTTCGATCCGAAGGATCCTTTTAGTCCTTCGGGATGGTGAAAGTGACACTTTATATAAATAGTCTCGAACAACGCATAAGGAGACTATTATGGAAAAGTATGGATTTGTTTATCTTTGGTACGATAAAAAACATAAAAGGTTTTATGTCGGAAGTCATTGGGGAACAGAGGATGATGGATATATCTGTTCCTCAAATTGGATGAACAAGTCTTACAAAAGACGTCCTAAGGATTTCAAGCGAAGAATTCTGTCTAAAATTTATACCAATCGAAAAGACCTCTATGCAGAGGAGACCAGATTCCTTCATATGATAAAAGAAGATGAGATTAAGACTCGATATTATAATCTGAACATCAAGGGAGCAGCACACTGGACAGCAACCTCCTACGATAATGTGTGCCGAAAAATCAAAGACACACATTGGACAAAACGTTCGGATGTAGATGAAATAAAGTCTAAATTGTCCAAATCCAATAAATTGGCATACGAAAACGATTCAACATTGATCGAAAGAATCGCAGAGGCCAATCGCGGCAAGATACTATCCAAATCTCATAAAGACAAAATGTCAACATCCATGAAAGAGAAATGGAAAGATCCTGTATATTCAGCAAAAATAACCGGTATGCGTGGCAAAAAACACTCTGATGAAACTAAAAGGAAAATGAGACAAAATAATGCCATGAAAGATTCCATCAATGTGGAAAAGATTAAAAAAGCTAAAGAAGGAATTCAGTATCTAACTAACGGCGACAAAAACGCAATGGCTGTTCCGGGAAGCGAAAGATGGGAAAAATTAATTGAGTCTGGATGGAAAATAGGATACACCGAAACCCGAGTTTATCCTAAAATTATAATAAACGGAAAGGCGTACAAATCTTCTGTAGATGCGGCTAAAGCCCTGGGAATATCTAAACCTACTATAAATAGGAGAATACGTTCTAATGATTACCCCAATTACAGGAGAATTTAATGCTCGGCAATACCTCATTCTATAACGAATCTACCAGACGATATATTGCCATGTTTGGTACATTGTTTAATGAAATTGAAATATCCCGTGGTTCTGGAGCAGGGCTACAGACTATGAAGGTGCCTATTTCCTATGCACCTATCCAAAAATTCATGGCAAGGATCCTACAAGATCCAGACCTGGACAAGCCCAGCGCACTGACCATGCCTAGAATGTCATTCGAGCTTTTGGATTTCAACTACGCAGGTGACAGGAAGCTTACACGGCACCAACACAGAAAGACCGCGCAGTCCACAGATGATGACACCTTCCTGAGGCAGTTTGTTCCTGTGCCGTATGATCTGAATTTCCAACTCAATATCGTGGTAAAATATCCCGAGGACGGCTTCAAAATTGTGGAGCAGATCCTTCCGTATTTCAAACCGGAGTGGACAAGTTCTGTCCAGTTGTTGGACAATTTTGATATCTTGTATGACATTCCGACCGTATTGAATTCGGTATCATACGAGGACACGTATGATGGTGATTTTAAGGATCGCCGCGCAATCATTTGGACACTCAATTTCACGGTTCATGCGTGGTACTTCGGTCCGAATGCAGCCAAGAAAGTCATCAAGTTTGCTAACACCAGTGTTTACTCTGAGGTTAATGCAAATACTGCACTGGAGAGAGTCACCGTGCAGCCTGGTTTGACCGCAAACGGTGAACCAACCACAGACATCACACAAACAGTCCCATATGCGGACGTAAATTTTGACGATGATTGGGCATATATTGTTCAAGTCGAGGAGGAAACATAATGGATGACGATATCATTGGCAAGTCTTTGAACATCGCTCCCGCAAGAGTGAATGACAACGCAAGGGAAGTCACCAAAATCAAAAGAGAAAACACGGACATTGTTATCTCCAAACAAGACGATGACGACGGCGAATTGGAAAGGGATATTACCTATGCTAGGGAAAATCTGTACCAAGCCGTGAATTCTGGCTCAGAAGCTTTGGAAGAAATGTTGGAGCTTGCAAAAAGTTCTGAGCATCCTAGAGCTTTTGAGGTCGTGGCAACTCTGATGAAAACGGTTGCGGATGTAAGCAAAGACTTGGTCACATTGGCCGAGAAAAAGGACACTCTGAAAAATGGTGAGCGTAAGCCGAAAGATGAAAAATCTGAAGGACACACCACAAACAATAACCTTTATGTTGGCTCTACCGCCGAATTGCAGGCTGCTATTGAGGCAATGAACAAAAAGAAAGATGAATAATGGCAGGTATTATTGACAACCGCGAATTTGATGGTGTTCGCGGTAATATGAATATTAAGCGTAAAGGCGAGTCCATCGAATTTACGCCGGAAATGGTTGAAGAATGGCGCAAATGTGCCGAAGACCCAATTTACTTCGCAGAAAACTATATCAAAATTGTTAGCGTTGACCACGGTCTAATTCCCATTAAGCTTTATGACTATCAAAAAGAAATCATTAACGCAATTACATTCAACAGATATGTAACAGTAAACACCTCAAGGCAGGCAGGTAAGACGACCACCGCTGTGTGTATCATTCTGCACTATATCCTGTTCAATCGATTTAAATCTGTTGCACTCCTTGCAAACAAAGGTGACGCAGCAAGGGAAATTCTTGATCGTATTCAAACCGCATATGAATCTCTCCCTAAATGGATTCAGCAAGGTGTTATTGAATGGAACAAGGGTTCTGTTGTTCTTGAAAACGGCTCCAAGGTTCTGGCAGCGTCCACCTCGTCTTCCAACATTCGTGGTAAGTCGATGAACTTTGTTTATATCGATGAAACGGCATTTGTCGAAGGCTGGAAAGAATTTTATTCGTCCGTTTTCCCTACACTGTCCTCAGGTAAGACTACCAAGATTTTGTTCACCTCGACGCCTAATGGTCTGAATCACTTTTTCAAAACATGTGAGCAGGCTCAGATGGATGTTAATCCAGAAACCGGTCGTGGTAAAAATGGATTCATCTACATTGAAGTTCCTTGGCACCGAGTACCAGGTCGAGACGAGGCTTGGAAAGAAGAAATTCTGGCAGGTATGGATTTCGACTACCAACAATTCGAAGTCGAATTTAACGTCACATTTGAAGGTAGTTCCAACACGCTAATTTCTGGTCAAAAATTGAAGGACATGTTCCATAAGAAATATGAGCAGAAGGAAGGAAACGTCTACATTTATGAGAGACCTAAGGAAAAATCCAACTACGTCATTGTTGCGGACGTATCTCGCGGCAAAGGCTTAGACTACAGCGCATTCCAGGTTATCGACATTACGAAAATGCCATATCGGCAGGTAGCCATTTTCCGTGACAATTTCATTGTTCCGATTGAGTACGCAGAAACTATTCACCGTGTGGCCAGGTTCTATAACACGGCATCGGTACTAATTGAGGTTAATGATATCGGTGCACAGGTTTCGGACGTTTTGTATTTCGATTTCGGTTATGAAAATATCCTATTCACCGAAAATGCTGGTGCAGCTGGTAAAAGAATTTCAACCGGATTCGGCGGCAAAAATGTTGATAAAGGTGTTAGAACCACAAAGCTAGTGAAAAACGTTGGGTGTAGCCTTCTGAAACTCCTTATTGAGCAAAATCAGTTGGAAATTATCGATGAGGAAACAATTAAGGAACTCAGACAGTTTTCCAAAAAAGGAACAAGCTATGAGGCCGAAGCTGGTTCAACAGACGATTTGACTATGTGTCTAGTTCTATTTGCTTGGCTATCTGACCAACGATATTTCCGAGATTTGACAGACATTAACACAATTGCAAAATTGCGGGACCGCTCTGAGGAAGAAATGCTGGAGCAATTAATTCCTTTTGGAATTATTGATGACGGTCAAGACATTCATGAGGAAGCTGTTGATTGGACATATCGTCCTAGTGATTGGATTCTCTAATTTCTCCCAAACATAAATAAATCGAACACAATATTAATGGTTTCGAAAATAACACTTTAAAAGGAGAATTACTATGGCTTTTCAATTGAGCGCCGGTGTAAATTTCAGCGAAATCGACCTGACTAACGTTGTACCAGCGGTAGGTTCCACAGAAGGTGCCCTAGCCGGTGTTTTCCGTTGGGGACCTGTTGGTACCAGAAGTCTGGTTACGTCTGAGGTTGACCTTGCTAACCGTTTTAGCACACCTACGAATTTTAACGCCGAAACTTGGTTCACCGCAGCCGATTTTCTGGCATATGGCAATAAACTATACGTCAGCCGCGTAACTAGCTCTGATGCAGCGAATGCTGGTGCCGGAGGATCTCTCCTGGCTACTCGTGAAGCTGCGGAAGCACACACAGGCGCTGATTTCGTCGCAAGATACCCAGGCGCTCTTGGTAACGCTCTGGAAGTGTCTGTATGTGACTCTGCCGCATCTTATGTTGAAACTGCCGTAGACATTGCTCTAACGGTAGGTTCCGCGAGTGGTACATCCACTGATGCTGCTAACATGAAGGTTGGTGACTTCCTGAGAGTTGGTAACAGTTCCATCGGTTTCCAAGATTTGGAAATTTCCGCAGTATCTGGTACCGACCTGACCTTCACAACAAAATACGCACTTTCCACCGACTTCACCACCGCTATTGGATCTACTTCCGATCTGTATTGGGGTAAGTTCAAGACTGTTGACGGTGCACCATCCGCAAACTCCATCCACGTTGTCGTGACTGATTCCACCGGTGACATCACTGGTGTTGCAGATACGGTTCTGGAAGTTTGGGAAAACGTGAATATCAACTCAACCGCAAAGAATGAAGACGGTTCCACCAACTATTACAAAAACATTATCAACAGCCAATCCAGTTGGATTTATGCGACTGGCGACGATGTTTCCATCACTGGTACTGCCGTGGCAGATTCCACATACGACCAACTATCCGGTGGTCTTGATGGTGATAATGAGGGAACTATTTCTCTGGGCGACCTGGCAACAGGATATGACCTTTACGTATCACCTGATGAGATTGATATCTCCTTGATTCTACAAGGTAAGGCAAGAGCTGGTGCAAACGATACTGGTCTGGCAAATTACATCACATCAAACATCATCGATAAGCGTCGGGATGCAATGTTGTTCGTGTCTCCTGCATACGGCGATGTTGTAAACGTTCCTGGTCAGGAACTGGACAATGTTCTGGCATTCCGCAACAGCCTGGATAGCTCCAGCTACGTGGTTGTGGACTCCGGTTACAAGTACCGTTACGACAAATACAACGATGTTTACCGCTACACACCACTGAATGGTGATGTTGCTGGTACGGTTGTTCGTACCGACAAAGATCGTGACCCTTGGTTCTCACCAGCTGGATACACCAGAGGCGGAATCAAGAATGTTGTGAAGCTTGCATTTAATCCAAATCGTGCGCAGCGTGACGTTCTGTATCCTAAGGACATCAACCCAGTCATCACACAACCTGGTCAAGGAACAATTCTGTTCGGTGATAAGACTGCACTAGGACGTGCATCCGCATTCGACCGCATTAACGTGCGCCGACTGTTCATTGTCCTAGAAAAGGCAATCGCTCGTGCATCCAAGACCACGCTATTCGAGTTTAACGACGAATTCACCAGAGCGCAATTCCGCAACCTTGTCGAGCCGTTCCTACGCGACGTGCAAGGACGCAGAGGCATCTATGATTTCCGCGTTGTCTGTGATGAGACCAACAACACTGCCGAAGTTATCGATTCCAACCGTTTTGTCGGTGATATCTACATCAAGCCTGCCCGCTCTATCAATTTCATTCAATTGAACTTTGTCGCGGTTAGAACTGGCGTGGAATTCGATGAAATCGTTGGCTCGTTTTAATCGCAGCCGTCAGAGTATTTCAAATTAATACAAGGAGATAAGTAAATGGCTTTCAATATTAACGACATGAGAAGCCAGCTAACTTTCGGCGGCGCGAGAGCGTCCCAATTCCAGGTTCAGATCCAAAACCCAGTCAATGGTGTGGCGGATCTGAAAACCCCATTTATGGTTCAAGCGGCACAAATCCCTGAATCAACACTTGGAACAATCGAAGTGCCTTACTTCGGTCGAAAGATCAAAATTGCTGGTGACAGAACTTTTGCAGAATGGACAGTAACCGTCTTTAACGATGAGGACTTCCTGGTACGCAATGCAATGGAGCAGTGGATGAATTCCATTAACTCCCACCAAGAAAACATCCGTGAATTTGGATCTGCATCACCTTTGCAATACAAATCACAAGCACAGGTTACCCAATATTCAAAGACTGGTGTTCCGGTTAGAACATATAACTTCAACGGTTTGTTCCCAACCAATATCAGCAACATCCAACTGGATTGGAATACCACCGATGATTTCGAACGGTTTGACGTTACATTCCAATACGATTGGTGGAACGTTTCCGGCGGCATCACTGGTAATGCTGGCACTAACTAATTAAGGAGGCGAAAGTCTCCTTAATCATGTGTCTAAATACATCATGCATTATTAAAGGAAAGATACATGGATCTATTTGGTTTTTCAATCAAAAGAAAAGACGACGAGGAAGAAAAGAAAAGAGTTGATTCTTTTGTTCCTAAACAGGAAGACGACGGCGCGGTACAGGTTACTGCCGCCGGCGGTGCCTATGGTACATATATCGATATGGAAGGCTCGTCTAATGACGAGGCTCAATTGGTCACCAAATATCGTCAAATGGAAAATCACCCAGAAATCAAACGCGCTCTTGATGATATTGTCAATGAAGCCGTTATTGTGGACGACAACAAAAAGGTCGTTACTATAAATCTGGATGACGTTGATATTTCGGATCGACTAAAGAAAATTATCACCGAAGAATTTGATAAAGTGTTGGAGCTTTTGGACTTTTCCAATGAGGCTTACGACATTTTCAATCGATTTTATGTGGATGGAAGACTCCGTTACCACGTTATTATCGATGAAACGAATACAAAACAGGGCATTAAAGAGCTCCGATATATTGATCCCCGAAAAATCAAAAAGATTCGGGAAGTGGAAGTGAAAACTGATCCTAAAACTGGCGCAGAAATCACAAAAACCAAGAATGAATATTTCGTCTATAATGAGCGTGGATATCTGAAACAGGCATCAAAGGGACCTGTTCAGCCTTCAATCAACGCAAGCACGAATATCAAAGGTGTTAGAATTGCCAAGGATTCTATTGCAGAAGCAACATCTGGCATTATGAATGAAACCAACACGCTTGTCCTTTCATTCCTTCACCAATCAATCAAGCCTCTAAACCAACTGAGCATGTTGGAAGATTCATCGGTAATCTATCGGTACGCTCGGGCACCAGAGCGCCGCATCTTTTACATTGATGTTGGCCATCTACCTAAAGCCCAGGCCGAGCAATACCTCAAGGACATGATGACACGTCACAAAAACCGCCTTGTCTATGACTCCGGCACTGGTGAAATGCGGAATGACAAAAAGCATATGACCATGCTTGAAGACTTCTGGCTGCCAAGACGTGAAGGTACTAGAGGCACTGAAATCACGACATTGCCAGGTGGTGAAAATCTTGGCGAAATGGATGACATTCTGTATTTCCAAAGAAATCTGTACAAATCATTGCGTGTTCCTATTACTCGGATGGATTCTGAAACCACCTTTAATCTGGGTAGAGGCTCGGAAATCACAAGAGACGAAATCAAGTTTTCAAAATATATTCAAAGGGTACGTACCCGATTTGCCATCATTTTTGATGTTATCATGGCAAAGCAGCTGGTTCTTAGGAACATCCTGTCTCCAGAAGAATGGGACATGATCAAGAACAAAGTTCGGTATGATTTTCAGGAAGACAACCATTTCGAAGAATTGAAAGAAATGGAAATTTTCCGTGAACGTTCCTCTGCATTGCGTGACATCGAAGACTTGGTAGGAGTTTATTTCTCCCGAGAGTGGGTAAACAAGAAAATCCTGCGCATGTCCGATGAAGAAATTGAAGAAATGAAAAAGCAAATGGACGCAGAAGAAAACGCCGGAGAATATGACGACGATGGCGAGGATCCAGAAATGGATAATGAACCTAAAAATGGACCTGAACCTACGCCAATTGAAATCTCAGTCACTCAAGGTGACAGAAAACCAGAAGACACCAAGGATAATAAATAGGAGTGAAACATGGACATCAAAGATCTAATGCGGGCAGCGCACGAGGATAATCCAACTGATTTCGAAAACGCATTTTCCGATCTTATGGCAGACAAAATCAACGACCAACTGAAAAGTCGTGAAGTTGAAATTGGACAGTCTATGGGAATGGAAGTCGAAAATGAGGAAGAATAATGATCAAGAAATTTTCTGAATTCATCAAAGAAAGTCCAGAAGAGCCAAAGGCTCGTGGAGAAAAGGCATTCAAGGATCTTCACACCGATAATACGGAAAAGGAAGATCATCCAGCGGCTCCAGAATCGGCTTTCAAACCAAAAACTTACAGATCAAAGCGCCGTGCTGACAAAGCGGACAGCGATCCTAAACAAAGCTAAGGTGACTTAAATGGCATTCGCAAAAGTATCTCTAACCGCAGGTGATTGGACCCTGATTGGCGATAACGTGACCCATATCACCTTTAGCAACACTTCACAGTTCCCAATCTATATCAATCTAACCACAACAAATACTGCACCGACGGAAGACTACGGAATCCTCTACAATATCAAAGAGGGAGAAAAGGACACTGTTCTGACAAATCTTGCTCCAAACTCTCCATCATATGTTTTGGCCAGACCTTCTGGTGGTAATGATTTGAGCATTGTGGTTGATCAATGATAACCATTAATCGTCATAATTTCCAAATTACTAAATAAAGAAAAAGGAGATAATTATGGCATTTCTAATCACAGAATTGAACCAAAATACTGACATCATTGTGGAATCAAATGATGACGGGAAAAAGAGCTATTACATCGAAGGCGTGATTATGCAATCCGAAATTCGAAACAAAAATGGCCGAGTTTATCCTAAATCTGTTCTTGAAAGGGAGATTGAAAGATATACCCAGGAAAAGATTATGGACAATAGAGCTTACGGTGAGTTGAACCATCCAAGTGGTCCTACAATTGACCTAGAGCGTGTTTCCCACATGTTCACAAATCTTAGGTTTGAAAATAACGACGTTGTTGGTAGAGCAAAGGTTATGGGTCCTAAGGGTCCTATTGTATCTGGCCTTATTGAAGAAGGAGCAAATCTAGGTATTTCTTCTCGTGGTATGGGCACTCTGAAAAAGAATAAAGCTGGCATCATGGAAGTCCAAAACGATTTCATGTTGGCTACAGCTGGCGACATTGTTGCCGATCCATCTGCACCTAATGCATTCGTTAAAGGAATTCTTGAAGGTGTTGAATGGCATTATGACGTTTTGAATGGTTGGATTCCTGCCGAAAACGTTTATGATGAAATTACCGAAACTGTCAAATCAAGAGGCAAATCTGCATTTAATGAAGAATTCGCCGCAGCACAATTTGAAAAGTTTCTAAAAAGCATCGTGTAAAATCACTAGTTACTAAATATCATTAAATAGACTTTAAAGGAGACCAACCATGTCTAAAGATGACAAGACCAATATTCAAGAGGTTAAGGCAAGCATGGGTGTTGACGCGGAAGCGAATGATCCAGTGGCCGCAGCAGGCGGAAATGCTAAAGGCAAGAACCGTCCAGCTGATCTAAATAAGACAGTTGATGCAAAGGCTGACGAGATTGAAGATACCGTAAAGACACCTCAAGGTAAAGAGGGCATGACAAAGGCCCCAGCACGTAAAGCAGACAAAAAGGCTGTTTCTGAGGCTGTTACCGAAATTTTCGAAGGTCAAGAGCTTACAGAAGAATTCAAGGACAAGGCAAGCGTTATTTTCGAAACGGTCGTCAATACCGTTATTTCGGAAGAAATTGCACGTCTTGAGGAAGAATTTGAAGCTACGCTGGAAGAACAGACTGACCTTGCTGTTTCTGAGCTTTCGGAAAATGTTGAAAAATATCTGGATTATGTCGCTGAAAAGTGGCTAGAGGAAAATCAGGTTGCTGTTGATTCAGGCATTAAATCTGAAATGGCAGAATCTTTCATTAACGGTCTAAAGGATCTGTTTGTGGAAAACAACATTGATATTCCAGAAGAATCCATTGACGTTGTTTCGGAAATGTCCACACAGCTGGAAGAATCTGACGAAATGCTAAATACAGCGAAACGCGAAAACATTGAACTTCGCAAGGCTCTTGTAGAAGCGCAAGTCGAAAAAAGTTTCATGGAAATGTCCGAAGGTATGACAGAAAGTCAAAAAGACAAGCTGCGTAACCTTGCGGAAAATGTTTCCTACGAATCCCTAGATGATTACCAAAGCAAGCTAACAATCATCAAAGAAAACTATTTTAAGGGCGAAAACACCAAAGTCCTAAATGAAGGCGTTGATACTGGTAATCAGGAAATCGATGCATCAGAAACCAATGTGCCGCAAGTGGACCCACAAATGTCTCGCTACGCGGATGCACTTTCAAGATCCCTTAGAAAATAAGCAAATTATAAATAACGCATATAAGGGTTAATTCCAAAGGAGTAAATAAATGAGTACGGACGCACTAAAGCAAAAGTGGCAGGCAATTCTGGAGCACGATGATCTTCCAAAGATTGGTAGTTCTGAGCGCGCTGGCATTGTTGCACAATTGCTAGAGAACACCGAAGCCTCTATCAAAGAGTCTAATGCATGGCAGCCAACGTCCCTTCTGAATGAAGAACCAACAAACTCGGTTACGGCCGGACAGATCGATAACTACGATCCGGTTCTGATTTCTCTGGTACGTCGCTCTATGCCTAACCTAATCGCATATGACATCGCAGGCGTGCAGCCAATGACCGGTCCTACCGGCCTGATCTTCGCACTGCGTTCCAAGTATGCTGTTGATCCTGCGAACACCGCAACTTGGACCGAAGCATTCTACAATGAAGCGGACACCGACTTTGCTGGTGCTGGCACACACGCTGGTACACCAGGTACTGCAAACACTGCTAACAACGGTACAGGTATGGCAACATCTGCGGCAGAAGCCCTGGGTGATGGTAACGGTACCAACTTCGCTGAAATGGCAATCGATATCCAAAAGGTATCCGTCACAGCTAAGAGCCGTGCGCTGAAAGCAGAATACACCACTGAACTGGCACAAGACCTGAAGGCTATCCACGGTCTGGAAGCTGAAACCGAACTGTCAAACATCCTGACAGCAGAAGTTCTGGCTGAAATCAACCGTGAAGTTGTTCGTACGGTCTACAACACCGCACTTCGCGGTTCCAACACTGGCGTTACAACTGCTGGCCGTTTCGACCTTGACGTTGACGCAAACGGTCGTTGGAG